AGAGTGCAAGAGAGCCTGTGCTTTGGTTTGATATTTATCCAAGATGTAGCTTTTTACTAAGTAGCTACAGAAACTTCCGGCGCAGCATCTTCTATCTTATTAGTTAGATTAGCTATTTTAGCTTCTTCTAACTTAATTTGATTAACAACTTCTCTAATTTTGTTGTCAATCCTAACCATGTCGAGAGTGTATCTCTGATGGTCACGCTGATGCACCGCCCACTCTGTCTCGAGACTTCTCTTCTGTTTGTAAAGGTCCCTGACTTGTATTTGCATCTATGGTTTCCTCATAAGTTAGCCATAATTTAGACGAATCAATGAATCCATCTTTTTCCCATACAATATCATTTTTTCCTAGTTTGTCAACTAGTGCATTTTCAAAGGCCTTATCCTCATCCTCTGACGCAATATTGAAGCTAGCATAGTATCCATATGCTCTTATCTGTACTCTAAATGTCTTCATGATTCCTTTCTTTCTACCATAAAAAAAGGGGGCCCGAAAGCCCCCTTTTAATGTTCTTTTGTTACAAATTACGCACCTTCTACGCCGAAGATACCTCTAGGGTCAGATGTTCCAAAAGAATATCTTTCTCTAGCTTTGTATCTTACGTTGCCAGTGTCGAAATCACCTTCCATTGCAGTCGTTAATGGAGCTCTTGTAAACATTTTCATACCGTTAGGTACGTCTGTAATGATGTAGAACGCATCAGAATCAGTTAGGTAATTATTCACTCTATAACCTTGAGGAATCATACCCATTGACGCGATTGCGTTAATATCATTATCAGCTGTTCCAGTTCTACCTTGAGATTTCATCAATCTCTCAGCTGTAAACTGAAGCTCTGAAGGGACAATCATTTTTACCCCTCTAGCTGCAACCCTTAGACCTCTTTCATCAGTCATAGCCGCGATATCAATCATCGACTGTTCTAATGAAGTTTCGTTAAGGTCCGCTTGAGTAGTTAGGGTATTTTTAAAAGTACCCGCTACTGTAGGGTGTGCTGTACTAAACAAAGCAACACCATCGCCAGTTTTAAACGTAGCTGTTGATGGTAAACCGTTGATTAAAGGCTCAACTGCTTTTACTTGTTTAGCGTTACTCATAGATCTTGCTAAAGCTTTTGTGTATCTAGAAGCTAGTCTATCGTAGAGGTTATCTTCGATAGCTTCTTCCGTGATAGCAAATGCTAAAGCTACTGTCTCGTGAGTATATCTAGCTGTGAAAGTTTCTTGTGCTTCATCAAAAGAGACTCCTGCACCTTCACCTTTCACCTGTGCGTTTGCGAAACCAGATAACATTACTTCTTCTTCAAAAGCTCTGTCACTGTTTTCATTTGTATAAATTTCAGC